CTTTTCGTGCAGGCGGGCGACGTGAATATGTTTCTCGCCGAAATCAACACCTATAAAGTGACGATGAACGTCAACGTAGCGGAAAAGCAGCCCGTCGGTTCTATTTTAGTTCATCGTATCCCTACCGGCGTGACGTTTGATTTATCGTTTACCGAAATGGTTGTGCGCGACGACTTAATCATGAAGCCGCTGCTGGACGCGATTCAAAAAGGCAATCTGCCCGATTTTAATTTCCAAGGCGTGGCGGTCAAGCCGGACGGCACGGAACAACGAATCTCTTTTGAAAACGCCGTGCCGAACGGCTCTTTTGGTCTCCAATCGCTCACGCCCGGCGAAGTGATCGAACGAGAACAAACCTTCGCGCTGAATAAAATTCCTAAATTTATCAAATCGCTGCAATCCTCTTATCTGGAAACGCTTGACGAGAAATCATTGTCCACGCTCGACGGCGTTTAAGTTTTAGAAAGGAAGTAATTTTATGAAAGATACTATGGAACAAACCGCCGTTGAATTAGGCTTAACGACCGCCTCCGACCCTAAGAGCGCCGAATATGATTTGGTTAAATCGCTGCTGGCGGCGGCTGATTTTCGCAACACCGAAGACGCTGTTACAGAGTTTGAAATCCGACGCGGCGGGAAATTTTTCTACTCGGTGCGCATTCAGCCTATCAGCGAGGAAGAAATCAGAACGGCGCGGAAAAAAGCTACTTCTTATATGAAAAACCCGCAGGGCGCGAAGTACCCGCCCATTGAAAAAGACTTCAATTCCAGTCTGTTTAACAGTTGGCTGATTTACCTCGCGACTATTCCGGAAGACCGTGAAAAAATCTGGGGGAACGCCGCTGTAAAAAGCAAATTCGGTCTCATGGAGAACGTGGAAACAATCGACAAGCTTTTACTGTTTGGCGAAAAGTCGGCTATCGTAGATAAAATTATCGACGTTAGCGGGCTGGGCGCGGAAGAAGCGTTCGAGCCGGAGGAGTACGCAAAAAAGTCATAAAAGGCACGGATTTAGGCTTTCTCCTGCATACGGCGTTTCAGAATCAGGGTATCGAACCGGGAGTCTTACTTGGTTTGCGTACTCTGTACGATCCAATCCCGGCGGGAGAAAGCTTCTTTTTGCTCGCGTCTACCAGAATCGCCCTCGAAGAAGGGGGCACGCCCGTTAAAATCTGTAATTTCTCTAAGCCGAAAGAAGGGAAAGCGTAATGGCGGCAAGAGTAGTCATCGACGTGGCGGCGCAATTTACCGACGGCGTAACGCCCGGCGCGTCCAAAGCGCAGGCGGCGATTGCGAAATTAGAACGGCAGGCGCGGCGGTTGGGACATACGAAAGTCGCCGTCGCGTTGCAAGCCGTAGACCGCGCTTCTCGCGTAGTGAACACGGTCTGGAACACGGGAAAGCGCATCGCCGGGAAAGTCTGGCGGGCGACCGTGACCGTGCTGGACAAGGCGACCGCGCCCATCCGTAAAATTTTTGGATTGCTGAAATCCCCTATCTTACAGGCAGGCGCTGTGTTGGGCGTCGGCTTCGGCGCGGCTGATATGCTGAATACTTACGCCGATTTCTCATCTACTATGAGCGCCGTCGCCGCCATCAGCGGCGCGACCGGTCGGGAGATGTCCGCTTTAACCGCCAAAGCGAAAGAAATGGGCGCGACCACCAAATTTTCCGCGTCCGAGGCGGGCGCAGCGATGACCTATATGGGCATGGCAGGCTGGAAAACACAGGATATGCTTTCCGGCATTGAGGGCGTTATGAATCTGGCGGCGGCTTCCGGGGAAAGTCTGGCGACTACCTCTGATATTGTCACCGACGGGCTGACTGCGTTCGGCATGAGCGCGTCGGACAGCTCCCATTTCGCGGACGTGCTGGCGGCGGCTTCCTCGAACGCCAATACCAACGTTTCCCTGATGGGCGAGACATTTAAATACGCGGGAACGCAGGCGGGAGCGCTCGGCTACAGTATTGAAGACGTGGCTTTTGCAACCGGACTGATGGCAAATGTCGGTTTGAAAGGCAGTATGGCGGGCACTTCGCTCAACGCCATTATGACCCGTCTCGCCACCAATACCAGCGGCGCGGCTGACACCGTGAGAGCGCTAGGCGTAGAGTTTTTTAATTCTGACGGTACCGCGCGAAAATTATCCGACGTCATGGACGAACTGCGACAGGCAACGGCGGGCATGACCGCCGAACAGAAATCCTCTTTCGCCAATACTGTCGCGGGCATGGAAGCGCAAAAAGGTCTGCTCGCCATTTTAAACGCATCGGAAGCGGATTACAACAAGCTGGCGGACGCGATTCACAACGCGGACGGCGCGGCGGCTCGCATGGCTCGTATCATGCAGGACAATCTTTCCGGTTCCATCGACAAGCTCAAGAGCGCCGCCGAAGGCGCACAACTAGCTATTATGGAAAAGCTCGCGCCCCATCTTCGTCGGTTTATAGACTGGCTCGCTGAAAAAATGCCGGGTGTTGGTAATACGGTGGGAAACTCTGTGGACTGGATAGGAAAAAAAGTCAAACGAGCGTCCGATATTATACGAGAGATCACCGGCGGCGCGGATTTTAAATTCGGCGATATGGGAGAGAAATTCAATTTGCTCTGGAAAGGTCTCGTTGTCGATCCGCTGGGCGATTGGTGGAAGAACGGCGGACGGGACACGGCGATTACAACCGCCGGGACAATCGGAAAAGGTCTGGGCGAAATCTTAAAAGTTGAATTGCTCGGTATTTTTGGCATGACCGATTTATTAAGCGGCGACGCGGGTAACGCGGGAATGAGCGTCGCGCAAAGTTTTGCCAAAGGTTTTGCGGACGGCTTTGATTTTTCACTCGTGGCGAAAAAGTTAAAAGACGCGCTCGGCAACGTCTGGAACGCTCTGCCCGGTTGGGGGAAAGTTCTGGCGGGCGGCATGATTGGGCAACAGGTTATCGGCGGACTGTCGACCGCAATCTTAAAAGTCATGACGTTATATAAAGGCGCGAAAAAATTTATCGGTTCTGCAAACGCCGGGACGGGACTGCTTGGAAAAGGCGCCAATATCGCAATCGCTTTAGGCGCCGGCAATCTTCCGGGAAACGCAAGTTTGAGCGCTGGCAAACTTTCCGCGTTGGGACTTGGTTCGGTTGCGGGCGGTTTGGCAGGCGGCGCGGCGCTGTTTAGCGGCATGGGCGATTTTATCAAGTCGGGTAAGATTTTGAATAATAATCCTAACAATTTACAAGAATCTAACGCTTACGCCGCTTCTGGTCTTGCTAAAACAGGCGGCGCGGCGGTCGGCGCGGGAATTGGCGCGAGTATCGGTTCTGTTGTTCCAGGACTGGGTACTGCGGCGGGCGCGTTAATCGGCGCGGGGCTGGGCGGACTGGTCGGTATGTTTGCAGGCAACAAAATTGTCAAACATATGGAAGCCGCCAAATTCGAGACCGAGGAAATGAAAAACGCAATCAAAGATACCAACGTTTCGGCGGAGGAACTCGCAAAGACTTTTGATAAAGCCGTCTATAGCAATATGAAAGACCATTTCGGAGACATGGAGCTTTCTCTCGCCGAGATTCAGCGGCTTTCCGATCAAATTGTCTGGGGCAAAGGCGAAAATGGAAAGTTGAAAGATTACGCCAAATTTATAGACGCGACACAAGCCGTAAAAACCAGTCTGCAATCTCTGCAAACCGCAGGCGGTCAGGTCGACCGCTGGATGTGGAAAGCCGGTCTGAGCGTTACGTTCGATACCGGCGAAATTCAATCCGTTCAAACGGCGTTCGACGATTATATTCAAGCGTCAAAAGAATACGTAGAAAATAAACATTACGAGTTTACCGCGTCCGTCAGTCTGCTGATGGATGTGAAATCTCAGGAAGCGAAAACCATTATCGGCGAGGGAGACGCTTTTTACGCCGGCTTGCAGGAAAAACTCAACTCATTGGGGCAAAAATTATCCGATACCGTGAAAATTTCATTACAAGGCGACGGTTTGATATCCGTCAATGAAAACGCTGCAATTTCCAGTTTGCAACAACAAATCGCAGATATTATAAATAAAGTTTCCAACGCGGAACAGCAAGCGCAGTTAGATTTACTCAATCTCAAATTTGGCAACGGAAATCTTACCGTAGATAGCTTTGATAGTTTGATGGAACAAATGCAGACGACCATCGACGAACGGATTAGCGCCAGCGATCAGGCGTATATAACCGCGTCGGCGGGGCTTAAATTACAATGGGACGAGAAAAAAATCAAAAAGGACGACTATAATAGACAAATCAGCGCCTTAAACGAACAATACACTGCCCAAATCGACCAATTAAAAGTCAATGTTATGGACTTGGAATTGGGGATTATCGGAGAATCCTATCAAGATATTCTTGGCGCGGACGCGGTTGGCAAACTACAAAACGCGCTTTCTCAGTCGCTCTCTCAAGGTATAGAACCTATCGAATGGACGACCGAGGACGCGGAAAATTTCTTAGGCGTTCAAAATCTCAGCGCGGAAAGCGCCGCCGCCATCGGGCAAATGCTCGACGGCGTAGCAAAACAACTACAATCGGCAAACGTCGGCGGAACGCTGAACGCCGATCTTGACGTAGAACCAGACGCGAACTTGACAGAAAAGGTGCAAAATATCCTCTCCGCACAAGACTTTACCGCAGAAATTAGCGGTCAAATTAACGCGGACTGGACGGTGGCCGAAGTCGGAGACCCCGGCGAGGAAATTCTGGCGTTGGTTTCGCCCGACGGTCAATATACCGTTCCCTTCCAAGTTCTGGCGGACGTTGGCTGGACGGTCGGCGGAGACGAATTTACTTCCGCTTTGATTCCTCCCGTCGGCACGCAATGCGTCCCCATTTCAGCCGAGGCGAAACTACAGTGGGAAAACACGGTAACGCCGCCGGAAATTCCAAAAATTACAGAACCCGTCGCCGTGACAACGCCTGTCAACAGCGCGGCGGTAGTGGAAAACGCTTCCGGTCTGGATTCCTCCTCTCTGACCGCGCAGATTCCCGCCGTAACGGAGCCGGTAGAGACGACCGTGCCGGTTAACGTGAACGCGCAATATACCAACGTTACGCCTTTCGATTCCACTATACTCAATCCCGGCGAATCGTTTGCCGCGTCCACGCAGGTCAACATTACGGCGAATTATCAATCTAATCCGTTTCTCGGTCGAGCGCTGGAAGATTTTAATATTCAAGCCGCCTATGAATTTCCCACGGCGGTACAAGTTGCGCCGACGTATGGCGTTTATCCGAAATTTCAAGGTCGCAACAGCGATTTCGGTATTCGCAGCGTCTACACGGCGCAAACGACCGTCAGCCTCCAAGTTCATTATTCAACCGTCAAAGACCCTTTGCCGAATCTTACCGGCGGTATCCGGCAAGCTCGCGGCGGAATCGTCGGAAAAAACGGCGTAACGGGTTTTGCGGCGGGCGGTATGGTTCGCGGCGGCGCCCAGCTCGTTACCGTCGCTGAGGAAGGCACGCCGGAAATGATTATCCCGTTAGGTGCGCAGCGTCGGGAACGCGGTTTATATCTCTGGGAGAAAGCCGGACGTATGTTAAACGTTCCTCATTTTGCCGCCGGTGGAATCGTCGGAACGCCGAGAACGAACACAGAATCTATTCGCCAAAAAGTATCTGACGCGCCGCAGTCCGGTTCAACTTCCGCGCCCATTACCGTCGCGGTCGGAAACATCACCATTCAAGTAGAAGCGAACGGCGAAAACAAAAATCTGCTTTCTTCTATCGAAAACCAGAAAGAAAAAATTGCGGATATTATCGGCGGCGCGATACGCGAAGCGTTAGCCGACGCTTTCGCCAACACGCCCGCGCTCGGAGGAAAAACCGCATGATTCAACCCGATATTTTTATCACAGAATTAAAGG